GTCGTAGAGCCGCTCGGCGTTGTGCTCGAAGAAGGGGTTGTCCCGAAGGGCATAATGTCTTTACCAGCCGTCCCCGGGACTTGGTAAACAGGCAGTGCGCCACCAAGACCACCGGGCTTGTTGGCAAACTCTTTGTACAGATTTGGAAACTGTGCCTGCAGTGCTTTTGCTTCGTCGGCGTTGAGGCCTGTGCCATCAGAGGTGTATTTTGCAACTGCCGCAGGGTGCATTGCCGCCAGCGCTTCTTTGAACGTACCGTAGGTAGCGGCAGCTTGCTGCGGTGTCAGCGGTTTAGGCGCAGCCGCAGCCGCAGCCGCAGCACCAAAAGTAAAGCCAGGAATGGAGTTAGTGGCGGCGGGAGTTGGCGCAGGGGCTTGTGCTGGTCCAGTGTTGACGCGGGCTTCCGAAGTGGGTACGACCGCTTGCCGAGTCGGATCGTACGTAGTCGGTGTCGTAGTCGGTGTTGGTACTGCGGCAGGCGCGGCTGCTGGGGTGGCCAGAGGAGTCTTAGCAGGACCGTTAAATAAAGCAACCTTTTCAGCAATCTGGGCTTTACCTGCGTCTGTTGCGTTCAGCTCGTTGAACCGAGCCTCCAACTGTGCAACGTCGACGGGTTTCCCTGCAGCCCGCAGTTCTTTTGTTCGTTGCGCGATGAAAGCTTCTTTACGGGTCATGTGTCGTCCTCGGGCGTGGAAAGGCACGCTTTGCCACTGGGGGCTATACCTGACGGCCTAACCAACGCCAATGATGGTATCCAGCCCGGTAGAGTCGCTGCGGATTTTCCCAATCACCTCACCCGTCGGGGTGGAGGCAATGTCAAACGATCCGATAGTGGTACCTGTAAAAGTCTCTGTGGTTGTGCCCGCCCCAGAGTTCAAACAAACCGCCTGGTCTGTCCCGTCGTTCCCAGAAATAACGGCGTTCACACTGCCAGTCGTCCCAATGTTTTCGTGGGTAAACCCAACAGGCAACACATCAAGGAACGTGTTCAAGGTTGCGCTGCCAAAGTTCCAACGGCGATAGTCCCGGTCGGTACCAGTTGACGAGAGGTAAAAGAAACTGTTATCTGAAATGCAGGTGTCCGTAATGTGGCTACCCGCAGAAGTTTGCAAACTCGGAAACGTAGCAATAAGATACTGCGTGTACGTGCTCGGCGCGCCGCTCGACATGCTTACAGTCACCACATCCCCAGAATCCCACAGCACAATGCCCCACTGCCCAGCCCTACCGATAGTGGCGTTAGCGGTAGCAGAAAGCACGCTCAAAGAGGCGTTAGTGTAGTCAGCAACTGTCCCGGTGCTGCTGATAGCAACGAGACGGCGATCCGTGACACCAGCTTTCAAACCCGCCCACACCCACACTTTTCCGGCGTGTGTGCCAAGCACTTGGCACGCCCCATAGTTGTGTGTAGTTCCGGTCCCGTTGTACACCACATGCAAACCGTTTGAAGTTGCGGTACGGTTTACAAACACCCACGGGCCGTTAGGATCGTCAACAAGGCCCCAGCAGTGGTCAAACGATGTGGACGGGCGAGTGATTGTATACGTTTGCGCATCAGCATAACTTACCACAACCCCGGTGCTCGACCATACGCACCCGTCTGCACTGCCCCAAATACCAATAGTTGTCAGCGTCTGGTACGGCAATCCTGGAACAGCGTTTGCTGCGGTAAACAACTGAGTGGTGCTACTACCAGGGTATCCAACCCCGGCGCGGCTAATCAAACCAATCGCATAGTAGACCCCGCTCTTTTTGGTGAGCAGGATTTCGTCGCTTGCTAACAGCGTTATCCCGGTGCTGTTCGTAAAGTTTTGAGTAACTCCATTGATTGTGGCCGTTCCTGTGCCACTGCTTGCATAAGTGACCACGGTACCAATGTAGAGAGACGACCCAGTTGTCGTAGGAGGTACCGAACGTGAAGGAACAGCGCCCTCGTCTCCTGCAAGTGCGTTAGCGAGGCGCGTTGTTGCTGTCTCTACCCGCCGCAAACTGGTGGTTGTTTCGGACGGCTCCCCGACAACCAAAACATTAGAAGACCCGTCGCCACCAATAGCACCGCTATCGGTGATAAGTTGGTTTCTGTCCAAGATACGATCGGTGGTCATCGTTCCTCATCCCCACCCTCAACCTCAAACGAAATGTTCTCAATACGAACGTCGCCAGTGATAACCAACTTGGCGGAACACTCAACCGAAGGTCCGAGGCCGGGGACTGTCGTAAGGTCTCGAGACGATAGATTCTTGTTTAGCGTAAACAGCGCAGAGCCGGGCGACGACGCAAGCACCCCACGGTCGATAAGTTCCACGCTTTTCAGCACACCAGCAGTGATAGACTGTATACGCACCGTGGCCTGCGTCCACCACTTGTCCAACTTTTCTTCAGGTGCGCCAACTGTGCGTGTACCTAGTTCCAAATCCACATACGCGCCAGCCACCATACCACGCTCAGCGGTAGGCCCCTCAATGCAGTAGCGGTACAACTTACTGTCAGACACAAAGTTCAACAAATCTCGGTCAACGGAAAACGACGTTGGGGTACCAGCGGGCTTCACCAACTCCGTCCAAGCACCGTCAGTTCCAAACGACCGCATCACAAGCAGTCTGCCGTCGCGAGACGCAAACAGCCACTGCCCGATAGCAGCCACCGAGTCGGTGTTGCTTCCGATCTCTGGGGCTTGTACACCGAAACGGTCAATGCGTTCAGCTTGGCCGCCACGAACCTGATAGATTTTGCCAAGACTATCAATAAACATTGTGGAAGCAAGGTCGTTCCACCAGCAGTGAACTGCGCTACGCATCGTCGTATCAATACCAGGCAGCAGGCCAAGGCCCGGACGTAGTTTCTCAACCGAGTAGTCTTCCGGGGTGCCTCGCAGCAGCGTCAGCCCGGCTTGACCTGTTGTCGTTGTCGTCAACACGAGCATACCCTCAAAAGTTTCTTGCAGACCAACAATGATTGACCCTTCCTCTGCGACGCGGGCTGGGTAGCGTGGGTCGAAGATAGTCAAATCAGTTGGGTCTTGCGCGTGCCACACATAGTTAGAGTACCGTTTCACGTTCCCGGCGTTCAACCCTGAGATTGCGTTTGCTTCCGACCATTGAATGTCGCCAAGCATCAACGTGTCGCCCCACATGGAGGCAACATTGTGGCGCGGAAGAACGCCACCAGCGATGCTTGCAGTGTCTTGCAAAATGGCTTCTGCGGTTGCACCAGAGCCGCCGCCGCCGCTGAAACCGATAGTGGGCGGAGTCACATATCCAGACCCGCCAGCGGTGACCGTAATACCGACAACCGACTGGTTTACCACGGTCGCTGTCGCCGCAGCCCCAGAGCCGGAGCCGCCAGTAAAAGTGACGGTCGGCGTCGTTGCGTACGCGTCGCCGCCGTTCGTCACTTGGATCAGGCCAACCTCTTTCGTCAAAGTCGGATAGAAGTTGGTGAACGTCTGCAGCACAAGGGCATTCCCGGCGTCGTTCTCGTAAACAAGCACGCCGTTTCCGGAGCCAGCGAGCGAATGCACAATCGTTGCAGGCTTATACTCGTTGCTCACTTTCGCCCGGGCATCGCCAGTAAACCGGGCTTCTGACCCGATAGTAGCCAAGTTAGTGAACGATGTTCCAGCCGTCGTTGCATTTGTAGCAGTCCGGGACGGGGACACCGCATACTGCAGGACGCCTCCGGTGCGCAGCACCAAAATATACGACTGGTTGACACCGCGAAACGTGCGGCAAGCAATCACATCAGTCAAAGCCGAAATACGTTGAATAGCACCCTGAGTGCGCAGACGCACCTCGTCTTCAAGGACAAACCCTTTTACAATGGCGTTCTGGCGATCAGTAAAATCGCCTGGGGAAACAGCCTCAAGGATGCCGCCAGAGAAATCAGTAATATCAAGTTTCACCAGCGCCACCTCCGTTTCCCAATAGAAACGGAGGCGTGGTCTGAACTGGTCAGATAGAAGCGACGCATCCGCTCAACATACAATGCGGCCAGTTCCAGCATTGAGCGGACTTTGGCCTGCGGAGCGGCGCGCTCCGCCAAAATGCGGGCAGCAGCAGCGTATGCGTACACAGGATGAAACTCAACGTCAAACGGTGGAACATCAGTGTCGCCATCAAACGCCTCAGCCTGCTCCAAATACCGGACAGTCAGCGTCTCATTAGTAAACGGCTCAGGGTACAAAGTCAGCGTCGAACCCTCGACCGTGTAATACAGCGGCCACGACGACGGATAGTTATCCGGGATCGTGTCAGCATCGAACGTAGAAACAGCGTTCAACTGGCGCGGTGTCGTATTGATATCTTTAGAAGACACCAACAGCACTTCACGCGCATCTCCCGGCAGCGTATAGGTCGCATCACCAGCGACCACAGAAAGGGTGGTAGAGTTCTGCAAAAACGGCCACTGAGAACTACCACAAATCTCAAAGTGGACTTCTTCCAAAACCGTGTTGATCTGCGCATCCGACAGCAAAGCTGTGGAGTAAATGTTCGTCAAAGTGCGAACGCGGGTGCGAAGGTCAGAGCGGTTCATAATGGTTTACCCCTACCGATAGGGGGCCGACCCGCCGCAGCGAGCCGACCCCCAGAACGGTTGGCCTATGGTAATCAGGAACCGGCGGTGAAGCCGTCGATCATACCGAGGGCGCGGCGCTGTGAAGTGCCGACGCACATGATGGTGACCACCGGGAACACTTCGTCGAGCGACGTGTTCACGACACCAGACACAGCCTCGTTCACCTGCTTCGCGCTGGCCGACTTCAGGAAGTTGTCGGTCAGGTACTTGAAGTAGAGGGACGGGGTGTGGAGGAAGTAGGCGCGGTCATCCGGGCAGTCGTAGTCCCAACGGACTTCGATGCCGCCGAACGAAACGCTCTGCCAGGAGAGTTCGACGTCGGTTCCACCGATACCGGAGGTGATGGTGGCCTTGTCGTCGATGTATTCCTGAATGGCGTTCCACATGTTTTCACCGACGTGAACGACGTCCGGACGGACACCCTTCGCGTTCTTGGTGATGTTCTGCACCATCGTACGGATCGCAACCTTCGGGTCGGTCGACGGAGAGGTCTCCGTCACCGGGCGCCAGAAGGAGTTGCCCGAGGAGGTGTAGTTGATGCCACCGACAGTGGTCACCGCGTCGTTGCAGAGCGTGTCAAGCGACGAGAAAGAACCCGACGGAAGCGAGCCGTTCTCGGTGTGGAGCAAGTCCACGATCTTGACCTTGGTCTGCTCGAGCAGGTCGTCGATGTGAACGCGGAGGCGGTCAGCGAGCTGCGTCTTGCCTGCGTTCTCTTCGAGGTCCTGGTAGCGGACACGGACGAAACCGACGAGCGGGCGGGACCACTGGTACTCAGCGGAGCCTGCGATGTCGTCAGTGACCGTCGGTGCGAACAAGCCGGAGCCGTTCGAGCTGAAGGTGGGTTGAGCCACGGAGCCACCGATGACGGGGACCACGAGGCGCGGACCAGTCGCGGACGAAGCGTTCTTCTTCAACGTGTCGAAGAGCGGGTGGTCCGTGTAGGTCTGGTTGATGGGTTTATTGCTGAGGAAGTTCCTCAGCGCGAGGGACAGAGCCTCGCCGTAGGCAGTTGTGCCGATTGCAGCCATGATGTTTTTCTCCTCCCTTTCGGGAACTAAGTTGGCTTATAGAGCGCCGTATTGACGCTCTAACTCCTGCAACGCCCACGCTGCAGCATCCTGCGTCGTGTTCATTGTAGGTATTGTTGGGGTGTGTTGAACCTGGCCCTTAGGGGACAAGGCTGCGGAAGTTCTGGTAGCCGGGGCCACCTTCGCAACCGCTTTCTTAGCCCGCTTCGACCTCTCGACTTCTTGACGGGCTTGTGTGTCTCTCCAACTTGCGTAGGCGAGAAACGGGTTTACGATCCCTACAGAATCCCCGTGGGCGAACACTGCCTCAACTACGGCACGTCGTTCGTCAGCGGAGGCATCTTCCAGCCCCGCGACTTTCACAATCTCATCGATTGCGACGCGGTAGTCGTTGACCGTGTACCCATGTTCATCTGGGATTTCGTCTGGACTGATGTTGGCCAACTCCTGTTGACGCTGCAACGCTGCGCGCTGCGCCTCAACCTGCTCCCGCTGAAAGTTCAGCGACAGCCGCTCCGAAACATCTTTCGTAATCCCGAGGGCTTCGGCAACGTCCGGGTTCAAACGCCCGGTCGCTGCAGCCTGTAAGATCACTGCTTCGACTATCGGATTGGGGTCGTCCGCTACGGAGACGAAATGGCTGATGAGTTTTGCTGGTTCCTGGCTCCACAAGCTTTCGAAAGTCTCCCGGAACTCAACCGCTTCAGCGGCCTCCTTCCGGAGTTTGGCAGCCTCTTCGAACTTCTGGTTCGCGGCGGCAGCCATCTGGTAGCCTTTCACTGCTTGCTCGACCGGAATCTGCTGCTCTCGACCGTTCACCTTTACGGTAACCAGTTGAGACAACACATCGGCAGTCTCGCCTTCCCCAGTTTCGGCTTCCGCCTCAACTGCGTCAGACTCCGAAGATTCGTCGTCGGAGGACTCGTCTTCGGTGGTGTCACCTTCGGCTTCCGCCTCGGCGACTTCCTCAACTTTTGCTTCCTCTACTGGGGCCTCTGCGGGCTTGCCAGCGTCTGCTTCTGTCTCGGGGACAGATTCTGTGTCTGGAACTGAACTGAACACTTGTTCAATGATCGCGTCCAAATCACCGTATCTGTTGCTTGCTTCCATTTTCAACACTCCTTGAATGCCTGTTAGTTCCCTGATAGCGACTTATTCGCGTCAGCGGTATGGCTTATCAAAAGCGGAAACGCTGGAAAACGTTTCCACACAATACGGGCTACACCTGTCTCTACAGTGCGTAGGTGCCTTCAACGCCGGGGGTTGCGGGTCCACCCATCGCCATCATGTCGGCTTGAGGGGAGCCGGGGGCCACAGGCATACCCGGCATACCGGGGGCTGCGGCAGGCTGCGGCGGCGGGGTGCGGCGGACACCCATCAGTTCAGGGTCAACACCCATTTCACGTAGCGCATAGCGGCGAAGGTTATCGGCATCATAGCCGGAAGCCTCAAGGCGTTCAGCCAGGTTCATCATCTCTGCGCCACGGGCGGCGCGGGTAGCCGGGTTGACAGCGGCCATAGAACCCGTCTTCACACGGATAAAGAAATCAAGGGACATTTCCTCCATCGTAACCGTCTCTTGGAACAGCGACCCGTCTGGGCCGATGATTTTGACCACCTGGTCTTCAGTCAAATGCTGGCGGGACAGCTTCCAAAACAGGTTTGCGATCCGGATATAGAACGTTTCGTACGCCTCAAGGCGGGCTTGGGCGCGCAGCGTTGCCACGCCGTCAGCGACCGCAGCAGCAGTACCAGACATGCGGGACGGTCCAAGCGAACCAGTTTGGAACTCGGACAAGCCGAGCACTTTCACAATGTCGGCTTGCAACTGTTCACGGGCGTTATACACATCGTTTGACAATGCAGTCACCGGGAACGCCTCAATCACGTCGCCAAGGCGGGTGCCGTCAGCGATACCGTGCGCAGTGATAACGTCGCCAGGTCGAGCCGATTCGAGGGCGGCGCGGTCTTCATCAGAGAACACATCTTCCCGGGTCACATACACGGTGCCCTGCCGCTCCAAGTTTTCAATCTGCTGACGAAGCACAAAGTTCAGTTTGTCCAGCAGCCCGGCAATCAACTCAAGGTCTCCGAAACCACGCAACTGCTCCCCGTCCCGGTTGGCACGCAAATGCACCAAGCAGCGGTCCTTGAAGTTGTTCGGGTTAGGACCATCATACAAAGGCTTCCCACCGTTGTTGGTGAACACCACGATCCGGTGCGCCAAGCAGTCGTAGAACGTGTACACGGTGCAAACCTCAGACTGGGAGGTGCTGTACGTGTTAGCGTTCACAACGTCAAGGCGGCGGGCAGCGTCGTCAAGGCTTGAACTTTCGGCCCCCACCTCTTCGCGGGCTTGCTTGTCGTAAGCCGGGTTGTTCTTCACATCTTCAACACGCATGATGGAACGGATCGCATACCACGGGGTTTCGTTCACATCTGAAATGTGGGCTGGAAGAAACACGTCGATAGGAGAAACGTAGCGGGCGGTCGGACGGTTAGTCACCAGTTTCTCGGTCGGGATAGCGTCCAGCAACTCCTGCGGCGGCGTCGGGTCATCCCCGGCGGCAAGTGCCAACTGTTGATACTCTGCGATAGCGGCCTGCTTAGCGTCCTCGTATTCTTGCTCAGAAAGCGTATCAATGTCCAACTCCCACTGCACATGGACAAACCCGTCGCCAGAGATTGACGCGTCCAACCCGCAGCGGCGCGCCACCGAAATCGTGTCATCCTCATCCAAAAAGCCGCGCACCAACGCAGCCACACCGTCAGCAGCCTTCTGCGAATCAGGCGACAAGTATGCAGGCTCAGCCGTCAAAAACGGTTGGCGGCTCGCCGTTGAAGCCACAATGATGTTGATGTACGAACAAGCCAGGTTGAGCGCCTCCAACTGGGTTCGATAGTCGTCCCGATCCCACAAATAGCGGTCAAGGCTTTGCACCGTCAAACTGGTGTCAAGGCGGCCAGTGCGATACATGTTGCGCATAGACGCAACAAACGATCGCAACCCAGCATCCCTGTTCTCAGCAGAAAGAACAAGGGAGCGGGCGTCCTCGAACTTGACTGCATCCACGTTGGCGCGCTCTGTATAGTTCATGGGTGGTTATATCCTCTGCCGTCGACTGTTTTCTTGACGGCGCTGCAGCCGCCGCCAAGCAACCTTCGCCTTCCGCTCAACCCTATGGGCCTCCGCCATCTGCTTATCCAGATACTCGGTAGGGTTGAACACAACCATAGGGCCGTCTTCGGGGACGGTTTCGTTGATGGGGGCGGAACCTGACAGTTTGCGAGGTTTCTGGCGTTCCAGTACTGCACACCCGATAGCGGTCGAAGACACTAAGTCGTCATGACCGTTGCCGTCCGCCCGGGTTTCTACACGCCCGTTCTCTTTCTCAATCACCACATAGTTCACCAGCTCGTCGCGCAACTCAGGATAAATGCCTTGCAGTTTTGGTGCCGGGCGAAACCCGCCAGCCCCATCAGGTTCAGCCGGGAACAAGCGGGCAAGCGCGTTGATAGCCTCAGGTTTAGTTGCTTTATTGATCGGCCAGCCGTACACCGGGGCTAACCGCTCTGTCGGACGGTCTTTCGCCATGTAGCGAAACAGGTTCGGATATCTACGCTGCCGCAAACGGGAAATCACTTCACCTTCGTTGTTCTCGTTGCGTTCCACCACAATCACCGCAGGACGGCCATTAGCACCTTTAAACACCCGGCCAGCCACATCAAGGTAGTCAGCGAACTCGGTTGGGTCTACATCGTTGCGGTGAATATAGGCCACAATACGCACCATACCTTCATCGACGCACATCACCTGGGCGGCGTGGTAGTCTTTGCCGACACCGCCAGACGGGTCAGCCGAGATCACGTAGTTCACTTGTTTAGGTAGGTTCGCAAACTCGTCAGCAAGCCAAATGTGTGCCGCCTGCATATCAAGGTCGCTGCGCGCCAAATCAATCTTATAGTTTGCACCGTCGCGCACCAAAAACCCAGCCACCTCAAACGGTGGGCAGTCCGCTAACTCGGGCAGGTTCGAGAACCGTCCACGGCCCGACTCGCGAAACGCCTCCTCAGGGCTGCGTGGATAGTCGGCAAAAAACTCGTGATCGCGGCCCGCGTATTCGGTGGTGCGTTTCATCTCCCACGCCGCCCAAAAATCTTCACCCTCGGCCGCCAAGAAACGGTTGCAGGTCACCGGATAAAACAAACCGCGCCAGTTAGACTTCTGATCCCACGCATCCCAAAACAGTCGCGCATACTGGTTGCGGTTTCCACGCGGCGTAGAAATAACAATAAACACTGCCTTCTTCCCCGGGTTGCGCATCGCCGCCAACGTCGTCGGTTCAATAGCGCGATACACTGCACCCTGGTTTTCCATCAGCGCATACTCGTCCAAAATGACGCGCGTCGCCGTTTTAGAAGCACCAGACCGACCAGTACCAGAAAACGCCTGCGCTGATGTGGTACGACCATCACTATGGCGGAACGTAATACGCTCCTTCGTCCGGTCATCACGTTTCGGCAACCGGGCACGCATCCACGCAGGTAGATACTGATATCCGAACTCTATCATACCGAGCGTCGACTGGGCGATATCTTCACGCCACGACAGCACAAGCGCCTCAAAACGGTCCTCAGAGAACAACAGTTCGTGCGCCGTGTCCGCCATCGTCAACGTTGTCATACCCAACTGACGACATTTTGCGATCACCACACGCTTGTTTGACTGCAATGCATCAAACGCATCGTGTTGAAAATCCCACAACTTGAACAACGCACGACCACCAGGCGCACCTTCCACCGGGATATGCCAATAGTTTTCAATAAAATACCGCTTATCTTCTTTGCAGCGGCGCAACTCTGCCTCAGCAACCAGCCCCTCTAAGGAGCGTCGGCGGCGAGACATAGTTGCCATCAGCACACCTCAATACGGTTCGGCTCATCCACCGGGGTGTCTTGCAGCAGCCAGCACGAGTTGCCGTTATCGAAACGGATTGTAGCGCCGTCCACCGTCAACGCTTCCCGGTTCGGTGTCTCTGCATACACGCGGGCAAACTGCCCACCGATAGTTGTCTCACCTTCAAGCAAAGCGTACACGCGCGCAGCGTTCCCAACCGCAGTCAACGAGTAGACGGCAGCCGCCTCCTCTGCTTGCGGGACGAACGTCTTCATCAGCGTATCGGCCTCGTTCACCGAGACATACAACCCAAGTGTCGCAAACAGCGACGCAACCATTATCTTCATGTTTTCCTCCGGACAGGCCCGTAAGGTCCGCCGCAGTTTTTGCACTCTTCGGGTGCAGGCTGCGTAGCTGGAACGTTGATGATCCGGCGGCAGTAGCGGCATTCGTAGGCTCTTGTCTTCACGTTCATAACAGTCCCCGCCAGGTGGCGAAAAACAACCTAATAGCCAGCCTTTTCCATAGCCCGCTTGCGAGCCTGTTTCGCTTTTGGGGTGTTTGGTACAAACTGCTTCCCGCGCCGCGAACCCTCCAACTTTTTGCGGTTCGTTGCCGCCTTCTCCGACGCAGACAGTTTCGCCCACGCTTTATCCGGCAGATAGCGGGTGGTGCCACCTTCACGGATAGCAGGTTTACGATCCGAGGTGCGCCACTTCTCTTTCGTCCATTTAGATAGACTACGCTGCTTACTGGTTTTGCTACCAGTGTAGCCACCGCCAGCAGCCTTATAACGCTGCGCCACAATCTGCGCTTTACGTGCCGACCACTGCCCCGGTTTACCACCTTTCGAGCCAGCCATCACCTCACGTTTGATGCGTTCACGAAGTTTCGGTTTCGTGTACGCCATACTACCACTTCACCTTGTCGGCCCAATACGCCGCTGACATTTTGCCTTTTGCGATGTTGCGACGATGGCGCGCCTTAAACGATTCGCGGCGCTTACGATACGACGCGGACTCCCCGGCTTTCTTCGGGGAGCCAGACACGCCTTGCTGCCCGAACCGGATCGTCTTCACTTTGCCACCCTCCTGGGCGACAACGATATGCGACTTTGTGGGATGGTTCGGGGTGCGCTTAGGTTTGTTCACACCGGACACGCCAGCCATTTCAAGGATTGCTTTTTTACGTGCCGGGGTCATTTCTTCCCCCGCTTCTTCTTTTTAGGTTTACTGTACCCGGCTTCGGACATGGCGATAGCAACCGCTTGTTTGCGGGTCATCACTTTCTGTCCGGACGATGAGCGCAGTTTCCCGCGTTTATATTCGCCCATCACTTTGCCAACTTTCTTCTCACCGTACATCACTTTACCTCCCGAACTGCTTTGCTGCGGTTCGCTTCACGTTCAGCCCGGTCAGCAGGCATCGCGCGGTTTACGCGAGACACAGCGGAAATCTTTCTATCAAACGACATATCCCCCTTGAGGCTACCCAGGTTGTCCATAGCGCGCCGGGGGAGGTTAGCAATCTGCTGGACTTGTTCCGGAGAAGTTGGCTTGGCCGCCATCACAGCGGAACGGAACGAACCCCGGTCATTCTCGGGAAGGGAGTTTAGGATGCGGTCGTATGTAACGCCTACGGCCAGTGGGTTAGTCAGTAACTTGTACTGTTCAGGGGTGATTTTGTCGGCTACTACTTCGGCTTCTGCGGCACCATACGCGGCACCCCTCACGGCACCCCTCGCGGCACTCATCGCGTCGCCCCCCGCGGCACCCCTCGCGGCACCCAACGCGGCACCGTGCGCGGCATTCCCCGCAGCATTCCACGCGGCACGCCTCGTGTCACCTTTCGCGGCATCCCACGTGTCATTTGCGATTTTAGCGGCTTCCTCACTTAAAGAACCAGCAGAAGATATAATACCCTTAACACCAGCAGCGTTAGGGCCATATTTAGCAACATCTGCGGGAGAGACCTCTACTGGCTTCGGAGTCCATTGGACGCGGAAATCGGGTTCGGCGGTACCAGAGGTGGAGGCGTTTATACGTTGACGCTGCTCCAACCCCATCCGGGCAAGACGGCGATCCTCCGCTGACGTGCTTGCGTCAACACGGGTACCGGGACGCTCAGGGATACGGTCAATCAGGATTGAAGGTGGACGCTCCGGCACACGGTCAACCAGAATCGAAGAAGGTTTCTCAGGGATACGGTCAACCAAAATAGACGGCGGACGTTCAGGCACCTGGTTGATAAAAAGTTGAGGCGACGTGTACCGAGGAACTGGCGGCAACTGTATCGGTGGCGGCATTGTCACCGCATTGATACCTGCACCACCGAACACAGGGACAGCAGGGAGAGACGGATCAGTAGGTGGAAGCGGGACCACTTGGCCGTTGACGATACCGTAGCGCACCGCCACAACTAGTCACCCTCTTCCTCGTCCTCTTCCTCGTCGCCTTCGTACTCGTCTTCCTCCATGTCGGCGCCGCAGCATGGGCACTCCATCGAAGACTTGTTCATCGTCGCCATCACCGCAGTGCCGCACTCTGGACATGTCCACTCGCCACCCTCATCCTCCTCATCTTTTTTACGTGAAGCAGCTTCTATTGTCGCCATCTTGTTCAACTTTTCAAGTGAAGCAGCACGCGAATCTTTTCGGCCAGCACCCTTCTTCGGTGCGACACCGAGCACAATCATCAAACCGGGGTTCTTAGCCATACCTATACGGGCCGCACCTGTCCGTATTCGCGAAGCAGACGCAGATACACTGCCACCACATTACGCGACCACGGGAACGGCGGCCCGGCATGTGGCCCACCGTCAGCAGTGTCGGCTGACGCCCAACGAACCGAACCAGGTTCACCCACATAGCGACCGTTCACCCAACGGCCCGACGCATGCAGTTTGCCGTCCACAATGTCATAAACGAACCGCACCCGGTTACGACGCAAAATCTGGCACCCACGCCGCACCTGCTTCTCCACCCCTGCGTATTTGAACGTTGCACCGCTATCATACGCTCCGACACCCAACCCTAAACCTTGCAACCCGAGACCAGTTTTAAACCACTGGGTTTCAGCAAACCCGATCGCCACCACCAGCAGCGGGTCCACCTCATAGGCGCGCGCCACCTTCTGCACCAACACCCAATCCTCGACCGGGATACCGCCCGGCGTTTCAACTTCGGACGACACTCCACCCACGCTCCTTCAACACAGAAACCACCGTATCAGTAAACACATCCAAAAACCGTCCGCACAACTCCTCGTCAGTCAAGTCAGGAAACTCGGATTCAAACTCGGCCGTCAACTGGTCAATAAACGCTTTAGACACGTTCGCCGACTTGATGAAATCGAGCGCCACTTTATCGCCTTGGGCAGCCATCATCAACTGGTTGCGCACCACCTCACCAAACAACTCGACGTTCGACAACTCTTTTTTCGCCTCATCCTCAGACAACCCGGCCACAGGCTTAAACGGGTTCTGATCCAGTTTCTTGGCCTGCAACTTGGCAAGCTCCTCTTTGAACTCGGTCTTTGCCCGCTGCTTAGACACCCAGCGGTCCGACGCCCCATACTTCTCACACCAAGCGATCACCGTCGTCGGCTCGTCCGCCAGTTTCTTCTCCGTCTCCGTCATCGCAGTCCACAACAGGAGCCTACGTCGCAGGGCATCGTACTTGTCAACCTCTTCCATAAAACCTCCGGTGGAGGCCGGAGCGAATGCTCACCGCGCAGGAGGCATGCGGCACCAGAGGACGGTACGACCTCCACCAAGGTATGCGGGCGGCGACTGTCGGGGTAGGGTAAACTGGCACGGTAAGTGTGCGGGGCGTTCCCCTAGAAAATAGGTTGTCTATGTATGTGGGGGCGTGGCTGTGGCTAAGTGTCTAGTAACACACTTAGCCACATAGCCACACCCCCCCCGTGGCTACATAGCCACGCCTTAGCCACGGGTTAGCCACACCATAGCCACACCCCTCACAAACCCCTGTCCTGCCTTGCCAGCCGTGGCTATTAGCCACACCCTTAGCCACGCTGCGGATAGCCCTCAAACCATAAAAAATCTGTCCCCGACCCTAATAACATAGCGAAGGCTCGGGCTTGGGGGGCCCGGCCACCCCCCCTGCCCCCCTGGAAGGGGGGGACACTGGACGCGCCCTTGAGGGGCGCGTCCCTCCATAGCCTTCCTACCACTCCGCCGGGCAAGGCGTAAGCCCGAGCCGAGCAGGTCGAGCTTTGCGGTCACGCCTCCCCTTCACGTAGGAACGCGCCCCCCCTAGGGCGCGTTCCTACGTTGGATCTTGTGTGGTCGAGTTTCCCTACACGCCGCTACTGGTCGGGGCGCTTGGCGCAGGGCATTGGTGCTCACGTTGCCGCGTAGCGGCGACGGGAGTAGCAAGCCCAACGGAACTTATAAGGGCTAGGGTAGACTGCCCCCCCGCTAGTAGTTATAAGCACCAAGGGACGCCGGGCCGCTTCGCTCCCCTCGCTCCCCTCGCTCCCTTCGCTTCTTCGTCGTCTTCTCGCTCGCCACCGTTTTTTCCTTCCCGGCGGCGCGGGGTCAACCTGGAACGCCTGCCAGCGTCCGGCGGGGTCCGATGGGGTCGACGTGGCGGCGGGTCGGGGTCGTGGGTGAGCTGTGACGGGCCGGGACGGATGCGGGGCCGGGCGTGTCCACCGTTTGGCTATTTCTGATTAACTCCTTGCATTGGCAAGGCTTGCCCGCACTGTGCTACACGTGAACCGCAACGACCAACCGCAACAGGCGCGAGGCGTGGCAACTGCCAGTGGGCACAACGGCACAGGAGGCCGACACTATGAAAGTAACAAAAAACGTGAAAGTTGAGAACGATTTTGTCGAGGTTGTGAAGGGTTTTTTCCTTCACATTTGGGGGGTGAGTTTCACGGATAGCGATTTTGATATTCACGAACGGGCCTGCCCTTACACGCCCGGCGTGGAGATCGAAATCTGCCAATCTGACGGCGACGAGGGCGGCATTTACATCGAGGGCACATTTTACGACGGCGGGGCCGAGCCCTATTTTAGCTGGCGCTGGCCCTCTTGCCCTGAGGTATTGACTCAACAAGAAATCGAACGGGAAAACATTTTGTGCGATTTTTTTGAGTCCGCGCGCGGCTTAGCGTTTTTGCGCGCGGCCGTAGAAGAAGCCTCAAACTAGGCCGAAACCGCCCGCCCGGGGTCCTGTACCCGGGCGGGGACGGTCCGACGGTTACGCCGTCGCTGACGATGGCCGCGGGCCGGATGCTCGCACTACATCGCTGTTTAACGTCGCCCGATCGGGCGAGGGAGATAGAAATGAAAAACGAAAATGAAACGAACGAGGCGCAACGGTACGTGGACGACATCGCCGCGCACCTGCGTGCTTGGGGGGTCGCGGCTGAATACGTCGAGGCCCGGGAAAGCGGACACGCCGACGACGAAGACGGTAACCTTTTGGGTCCGTGTGAGTGGGCCGAGGCTAACGGTTACGCCGCTGATATAGCAAGTGCCGCCGCCGAGATCGCTAACGGCGAGCTCGACGGCGTCGACACCATCGCGGAAGCGTGGAACACGTACCTCGAAAACGTGCTCGCCGTGGAGCTGACCGGGAAACACGACGGGAGCGCTTGGGAGGTGACCGGGGCCGAGGTCACGGTTACGTCCGGTGGCCCGTCGTGCTGGCTTGAGTGGAACGGCGGCGCCGGGTTGACTGTGCGCGCGTCGTGGGGTTCTGACCGTGGGTCTGTCCGGGTCGACTGTGATGGACTGTGTGACGCGCTTGCCGCGTTTGCCGAGGGGGTGACGCTGTGAAAACATACACCGCTACTGTCACGGGTTACGCCTTTGACGATCTGAACGACACCGGGAAGGAAAACGCCCGGCGCGCGAAGCGTGAAGCGCTTTACGAGGTCGGCACATTGTGTGACGACATGGACTTCGCAGTTCGTTACGCGCTTTTGTGTGCATTCACACCGGCCGCCGCTGGCGAGGATGGCACGCGTTACACGTGGGACCGCTTGATGGATGGTTGTAATGTGGATTGGAGCTTGTCGCACTGCCAGGGCGACGGTGTTGCGCTGTCCGGTACGCTGTGCCGGGACGCGGCGCCGCTTTTGCCGTGGCCTGTTGTGCGTGACGCGCGTGGTTCTTTTGCCCGGGTTGCTGGTGCGCGTTTGCGCCACTCTGGCCACTATTACCACGAATACTCTTTTACGGTTGACCTGGTAGACGCTGACGGCGACGAACACGCCGCGCCTGAAGCGTTTGTGGAAGCGTTGCGGGACGCGTGCCGGGCCGCTGAACGCGCCGGATACCGTGCCGAGGACGCCGCGACGAGTGACGAAACGATTGACGAAACGCTACGCGACGAGGGTGCAACCTTTGACGAGTTTGGCGGCGTGTTGCCGTGGGAGTTTTTGCGGGGGGTGACGCTGTGAACGCTGTGTGTTCTTGTGCTGTGCAAGGAGACGGAACGCGCGCCGCGTTGCTCTGTCCGCTGCACGCTGTTAACGATCCGTGCGCAACGGTCGCCCAGGTAACCGGGAAACGTCGCCGGGGGTCCGTTGTGCGTAGCCGCTGCACGCGTTGCGGCTGGTCCGAGCTCGAAACGGCTGCCGCGTTTTTGCGTGGTGACCTGTCGCTTGCTGACGTCGCCGCCCGCAAGGGGGTGGAAGCGTGGACGATCTGAACGCCGCCGCGATGGTGCGCGGGTGCGCACCTATACACGCCGCCCGGCGCGATGGACACGGGGCCGCTGTGCTCGCCTGCAACGGGCGACGGGTCCGCACGTCGGCCACCTGGACGGGCGCCGAGGCACGCGAGGTACTAGGCGCGCCGTTCGCGTGCCGTCGCTGCTGTCGTGCGATTGACGTGGGGCGCGCCGCGTGGGAGGTGTTGCCAAGTTTCTAAGCTGTGCAAGGTGCAAGCGCCGCCGCCGGGGGTCCTGTTCCCCGGCGGCGGTTGCCGTTACCGGGCCGGTGCGACGTTGCCGGGGGCGGCTTATAAATGCGTGGGGCGGGGGTGCTGTTCACCGTGGCCGGGCCGGGTCCGCCCCGCTACTGTAACCGGGTTTGGGTTGAGGTGGCACCGAGTCTCGCAAGGTGCCGGGGCACCAAGTCTCGCACCAAGTCTCGCGTGTCAACCGAATGGCTATTTCTTGCCGAAATGGTTGCCCCTGACATACCTCGCCATCACTGTGTTATGTGTACCGCACCTAGGTCGGACGGTACAGGAGAATATCATGAAAGGATACACCGAGAAGAATCTCGAGGATGCTCGTATGCTTGCCGTGGAGTTGGATGCTCGCGACTCGTACGTCGAGTTTTGTGAGATGATGGCTGACGCTACGGAAGCCGAGTTGGAGGATCGCCAGGAGTATCTGCGCGACTTGGAGATGCGGGGGTGGTCGCGTTGAAGTTCAAAACTGGTGAGCTGGTGAACGATGACCCAGTGTCTCGTTTGTTGCACCCGGCGTTGTTGGCGTCGGTTGCGTCGGCCGGGTTGGAGGAGCGGCGTATCGTCGGGTCGCTGCTTCTCGTCTGGTCTGTTGACCTTGCGGAGAACGGGGACGTGGCTGCTGGTGCGTTGGCTCGTTGCCTGGGTGAGGCTATTCGCCCATAGTGTCAGCGTGGCGGCGCATGATTCGCCGTGCCCGGCTGAGACGCTGATCGATAGCGTTTTCGGAGATGCCGAGTATGGTGGCTGCGTCGCCATGCGACAAGCCTTGCATGATGCATAGTTCGACGGCTTCGCGTTGTGCCGGGGAGAGAAGGTTGAGGAGGGTGTCGGCGGCGGCTTGTTTTTCGGGGCTGGTTTCCCCGGGTTCTTCGGGGATGATGGCGTTGTGGTAGAGCCATACGGATTCGTCTACGTCTTGGTCTTTGTGGCGGCCTGTGGTTTCGGAGGCGTGCCATCGGTCGCGGCGTTTGTGTTGCCGATAGGTTTCAATGGTGCCGTCGGATCGTCGCACCTGGCTATGGCTTCCTTTCCACATACTGTATACTGTGCCGGGAGGTGTGCTGTTTGCAACCCTATTGCTTTTTTAGTTGGAGCCTGCACTGTTGTTGGTGTCTGCTGTGGTTTTCGTTTCCTGCAGCGGACTCTCCCGGTGAGCCCCCTGTCGAAAGGCGGGGGGTTTGCTGTTGTTTGGATACTGTTGCTTTTCTGGTTTCACCCTGCACTGTCTATGGACCTATGGAGGATTCTATGAACGTTGAAACGAAAGAGCGGCGACCAGGCGAGTCTTGGTTGCCTGTCGATTTGGAAGCTGTGATTGCTGGCGGGTTTGAACCGCCTCGTCCAGATGTGTGTATGGTTGCCGGGTCCGAGTATGGTTTGTTCTATGCTGGACGTATCAACGCTATCTTTGGTGATAGCGGTGGTGGTAAGACGTGGGTGGCGTTGTGGGCTATCAAAGAGACGATTGAGCGTGGCAATGATGCGGTGCTTATCGACTATGAGGATCACCCGGCGGCGACGGTGTCTCGTCTTGAGGCGTTGGGGTTGTCTCGTAAACTTATTTTCAAACACTTGGTGTATGTGCAGCCGCAGGAGCGTTGGAATCCGTTGGCGGAGAAGAACTTGTTGTCGGGGTTGGTTGGTCGCAATGTGAAGGTTGCTATCATTGACTCGACAGGTGAGGGTATGGCGCTTGATGGTGTGAACCCGAACGCGGATGATGAAGTGGCCCGGTGGTTTCGCGGCGCGGCGCGCACGCTTGCTGATCGTGGTGCGGCGGTCGGGTTGATTGACCATGTGCCTAAAGAGCAGCAGAACGGTCGCAACGTGAACTTTGCGTCCGGGTCGCAGCGTAAACGGGCAGCGGTGAACGGTGCCGCATACTACCTGGAGGTGGTGTCGGCCCCGTCGCGTGATGCTGACGGCAAGTTTAAACTGTCTACCCGGAAGTGTCGTTTCGGTTGGCGTAAGCATGGGACGATTGCGTGTGAGGTGGAGATGAAGAACCGGGAGGATGGTTCTATCGAGTTCACTATCGTGCAGCCGGAGAAGCGTGAAGTGTCAACATTCCGTCCGACGTGGACGATGGAGAAACTGTCGCAATGGTTGGAGAAGATTGGTCAGCCTGTGTCGTGGCGTCAGGCGCGTGAAGCCCCGGTCGGTAAAGCTGGTGGTAAGGCGGACCGGAACACTATCGATGCGGCACTTGCATGTTTGCGTGATGACGGGTTTGTTTCCTGGCCGAAAGGTAAACCTATTGAGCATGTCGCTTCGTATGTGGCGGCGAACGATCCGAAGAACCCGGAGCGTGTCGCTGCTGAGGTGGGGTCGGACGAACCGTTTTAATGTAGGGTGCATTGACCCCCGTTTCCGGTTTGTGTACCGGGGGCGGGGGTTTTTGTGCTGCACCTGGATGCATGCGCGGACCATGTGTACCCCCGTGGCTAACCGTGGCTATGTGTTACTATGCACATAGCCACGTAGCCACGGTCACTGGTCCGGGTGGCTACTTGCTTTTATGCACTGCGCCTGCACTGTCTATGTATGTCGGAACGTCCGACTCAACACAAAGGAGATATACCATGAAACGTAATGATGAGATCAACGCTATCCTCGATGAGGAGGAGCGTGCAGCGTTGAAGCGTGCAGCGTGGCTACAAAGTGTGCCGCGTGATGTTGCTTCGATGGTGCGTGTCGCGCTTGCTGCGGCTTACACGGCGCACTGCGTCATGTGGCACGAGCGGAACGGTGGGCTGAAACAGTCGGACCCGTCGTTTAGTGAGGCACTCGGTCTTCGCAACGAACTGTGCGACAAGTTGGAGAACCTGTTTCTTCCTGATGATTGGAAGATGTTCAACGATTGTCTTACGGTTGTTCACGACATGAGCCACAGCAATACTGACTGTGCGCTTTGCAGGGACGTTCCGTATATTCTTACGGATCGGCGAACCTGGAACTTGATTGCAACCTGACCAACACCCGCCCCGGCACATTTGTGCCGGGGCGGGTTCGTTGTTAGAACATGTTCCAAGTGGCGTAGGCGGCGTTGGCGATGGTGGCGCCGTCGACGTGGGGGCCGTAGCCTCCGGCGAGGTCTTCTACTTCGAGCATGATTTCTTCTGGTATGTCGCCGTTGAATAAAATGTTGAGCACGTTGATGGCTTGGACGGCTTGGTGGGTGTGTCGCCACTGCCAAGTTTCGCAGCTGTTTGGGTGGTGGTGGAAGCAGTTCCCGGTCGGGTAGTAGAAGAGGTTGCCGCACCAGTAGCAGGAGATGCATTCGAAACTGGGGGCGACGATGATCTGGGCGTAGGTTTCGTCGTCTTGTTCGGTGGCCATCGTGTAGTTGACGAGGCATTTTTCGCCGCAGAACACGAACACTGCCCCGGTGTCGTGTTTGATGGCGTGCCAGGGGAAGGCGGATGTTTCGATAACGTGTTGTGGCATGGCGGGTGTACTCCTATGGTAGTGCGCGTTTTTGCGCGCCGCTTGCCAGTTACGGTACCGGGTTTTGATGGCGTGCCATAAGCCTTTGCGGGGTTTTGGTGTTTCCCTGAAAACCTCGTTCATGGCGGTGGCGGCTCCTTCCTGACGGCTACGTCAGGTGGGGGGTTATTCGCCTCCGAACCGGGCGGTGAGGCCGTTTTGGAGGGCGGAGAAGAAGGCTGCGCCTGCGGCGATCCCGGCGACTTTCCAGACGGCTATGTCAACGTAGCCTGTGCCTGCGGCGACGACGACGGAGAGGCCTGCTTGGAGCGCGGTTTTGGCGGCGCGGATAACGATGTCTCTAAGGATGGGGTTCATGCTTGTGGGGGCGCGGGCTGACAGGATAGGGTTGCGTAGCGCCAGGAACCCGGCACTGTGGTAGGGTATGACTAAAAAGCGTACACCGAAAGAGTTGGAGTTTGCGACAGGCCGGGTGCTTGTCGGTTCGTGTCTTGATCGTCTCAAAGACCTGGGAGACGGGAGCGTGGATAGTATTGTCACTGACCCGCCCTACGAACTCGGCTTCATGGGTAAGGCGTGGGACGCCTCCGGTGTCGCGTACAACGTGGAGCTGTGGCGCGAGTGTCTGCGGGTGCTGAAGCCGGGCGGGCACCTGTTGGCGTTTGGCGGGACGCGGACCTATCACCGGATGGCGGTCGCCATCGAGGACGCAGGGTTCGAGATCAGGGACAGTATCCACTGGGTGTACGGTTCTGGGTTCCCGAAGTCGCTAAATGTAAGCAAAGCAATCGATAAGGCGGCTGGTGTTGAGGGGGAAGTTATTGGTATTGCAACAGGAAAAGGATATTCTAGTCAGCAAGAAAAAAATAAAGAAGCGGGGTTCCGAGAATATAAAAAAGGTCTTCCGCACGAGCATGCTGATAGATCGATTAGAGCGGCTGCCACCAACGCAGCAAAACAGTGGTCCGGCTGGGGCACCGCACTGAAACCAGGCCACGAGCCCATAGTGCTAGGACGTAAGCCGCTCGAGGGCACCGTCGCTAACAACGTCCTCCAACACGGCGTCGGTGCGCTCAACATCGACGGGTGTCGTGTCGGGGAGTTCATCAACACTACGCCGTCTGGTATCGATAGGTACAACCAGAACTACGTGAACGATGGTTCCGAGCGGGCAACCATAGAGGGAACAACAAGCGGTGCAACGGGCCGCTGGCCTGCGAACATTATCTTTGACGAGGACGCTGGTGCGGAACTCGGCGACGTCGCCCGGTTCTTCTATTGCCCGAAACCTGGCAAGAGGGAGCGCAACGCTGGACTAGAGAAGTTGAAGTCCAAGACAGCAGGTGAGGCAACTGATCGTAAGGAAGGCAGCGACGGACTCAACTCGCCCCGCGCCCGCGCGGGGCGAACCGGGGGGTCAAAGAACTTCCACCCCACGGTCAAGCCTATTGAGTTGATGCGCTACCTTTGCCGCCTTATCACACCCCCCGGCGGCACCGTCCTCGACCCCTTCCTGGGTTCTGGCACCACCGCCGTAGCCGCCGTCTTGGAGGGTTTCCAGTGGGTTGGCTGCGAGATGACCCCCGACTACCTGCCGATCATCAAAGGCCGGGTCCAGTGGGCCGAGAAACAGCCCAAGAAACTTTTTTAGGAAACTATTGCATTTGGCTGGCAAGCCTGCACTGTACATACTTAGCCAGTCCCAATCCCGGGGTTGGCCACATAGGACAATCCAGGAGGATAACAAATGTCCACATTCACATTCCAGAAAGCAACGAAGCAACAGATGCGTGCTCGCGTTGCAATCAGTGGCCCGGCTGGTTCGGGCAAAACAACGAACGCGTTGCAGTTTGCAAAAGCGCTCGTCGGTTCCCTTGACAAGGTTGCCGTCATCGACACGGAACGTGGTTCTGCGTCGCTGTACGCTGACCGCTTCAATGGGTTTGCGACGCTCGACTTCACACCGCCGTACGACCCGCGCCGCTTGTGCGACGCAATCGATGCCGCAGCTGCAGCCAAGTATGAGTGCTTGGTGATCGACTCGCTCTCCCACTTCTGGTCGGGCGAAGGCGGCGTGTTGGAGCAGGTTGACAAGGCTGGCTCGAACAAGTTCACGAACGGCTGGGGTACGCTCACCCCGGTGCAGAACCGGATGGTTGAGAAGATTCTCGCCTACCCTGGCCACGTGATTGTCACGCTTCGCAGCAAGACCGCATACGCAGTTGACTCGTCGGGCGGCAAAGCAATCCCTCGCAAAGTTGGTCAGGCTCCGATCCAGCGCGACGGCCTTGAGTATGAGTTCACGCTTGTGCTTGACTTGGACCGCGACCACAGTGTCGGTATCAGCAAGACCCGCTGCGCTGCTCTTGAGACGACCGGGTTTGTTGCCGGGTCGGACCTGCCGAACCTGATCAGCACGTTCATTGCTTGGCTTGGCGAAGGTGACACTGCGACCGTCCCGGTGAAGACTGCGAAGGTGCGCTTGTACAATGCGTTCATTGAGAAAGGTTGGGAGGCGGCGCAAGCAAAAGCGCAGGCCGCTCACCTGTGGGCTGAAGCCGAAATCTCTGGCAGCACTATTGAGCAAGATGCGCTTGATGCACTGCTCGCCCAGGTGCCCGCTGCCGAAGCGGAGACCGACGTGTTCGCCATCGACACCGAGGAGGTGGCGTCATGAAGCCGTTTGCACGTGGAGCGCTTATCAAGCTCAGCGAAGCCAAGGAAGTGCCTGGCCTGAAGTCAAAGACCATTGACCTCAATGCTCCTGAGATCCAGGAACAGGCGACGGCGAAGATGGCCGAGCGACTGAACGACGTAGCCATCGAGAACGAGAGGCTGCGTGCCCAGGTAGCCGAGCTGCTGCCCCTCGTGGCACAGCTTGCGGAGTTCTCCTCACCGGATGCGGAGTACGGCGCATGCGCCTGGGAAATGAAGTGTGAAGTGAAGCCGTTCGACGAGCCTCAGACCCTGCTTTCACATGTGCCTCAGTGTCCAGTTCATCAGGCAGCACTGGTAATGGACCGCATTGCCGCTGGCGAGTTCGGGGAGGTGGAATCATGAGATTGTTTCCCCGTATAAAGCGCAGCAAGTCGAACATCACGCAAGAGTTGGATCGTCTGGCGTATCTTGCCCGGCGTGTCGCCGCCCAAGACTTGACGTACTTGGAGTTCTTTTCGCTACCGAAGGAGCACCGGGTGCAGCAGCTGGACAACCAAACGATGTTCGTGTTGCGTGAACTGTCTGCCCAACTTGAGCGCACGCTCGTGGAGGACTACCTATGAACCCTATCAACTGGTTGCAAAACTGGCTCTCGGGTCTGTCAACTAACACGCTGTGGATCATTATCTGCTCGTGCCTTGCCGGGCTGTTTATGATTGTGCTGTACGTACTGGAGTCCGGGGTTGAGAACGGGTTCCGTGTTCGCCGTGGTCGGAGGTGGTGGTAATGAGTGCAATAGTTTCCAATGCCCCGTCCGTAAAGTACATGCTCGAGACGCTTCTTGCGCTGCCAGATGAGCAGTTGCAGAACGTGAACTTGACGATCGTGTGCAAGCAGGCTGGTATCTCGCGACGTTCAGCATCGCGTGCTCTGGCCGAACTTGAGAAGACGGAGGTTGTCAAGACGGTGTGGAACCGTACTGGTGGTCGTGGGGGTCGGTACACTATCATTGTGGACCGCTCCTCCGGGGAGCTGCTGGCTAACGCGTTGAACGCTTGACCAGTACCCCTCCCTAACGGAAGGCCCCTGCCGCATTGCGGTGGGGGTTTTCTGTTGCCTGGCGACAAACACCCCGGACTATCTGATGCCCTATGCAACAAGTAAACTACACCCAGTTGGGACGCGAAATGGCTGAAGCAAGTATGAACAATGACCATGAGACGGTGCGCCGGATCATTGCAACGCTTCGTGAGAAGCAAACGTGGAGGAGAAACATTCCCACATTAGAAGACCTGCTTCGCCGTAGTCATACTTAGCCAGCCTACTTGTGGTGGGGTAAGGGTTTTAGTGGCAAAACAGGGTTTGCCCCGAACAGTATCCCTTATGACTGACACCCCTACCCCCACCCCTATCGACGATTTGAGCGACCTGTGGCTTTCCACGGAGCGGCTTGAACAGTTTATCAACGTCGCCGCCGCCCTCGATGAGGCAGGCAACGAGGATGCCGCTGACGCTATCAACGAGTTGATTGGCGAGAACCTGGTGCTGCGGCAGAACGTCGTGGTGAGCACCGGGGCGTTCAACGTGATGGCTCGCACCCTCGACGCAGTGCTATACGCTGCTGACAAGATGGGCCAGAAGAAGATCGTGGAGTTGATTGAGCACCTACTCCGAGCCGAAGGCCTGCTCGCCCCGGAAGACAAGTTGTCTAAAAAGGATTCGGGCCTTATCATTCCGGACACGAAGACGACGAAGAAGATCACCCACAAGGGTCGTATCACCGAGGTGTCGTGAAATGCTTTATTCGTTTAAGTGGACCGACGACGAGGGCGGCGAGTTCGACCTTGACTTCCCGTTCGGTCAAGCGCCTGACGAGTTGGAGCACGAAGGCCGCCCGGCCAAACGTGTCATCAGATGGCAAGGTGGTGTCAAGTTGCGTGGCGCGGGTTGGGCGCGCCACCCGGATCGTGAACTGGCTAACCGCAAGATTGGTCCACAGGAGCCTGGCCGTGTCCAGCAAACTTTCGACACATGATGCGCTTGCCCGGTATGTCCGGGTAGTAGCCGACCTGTTTGGTTTGCGCGACTGGGAGATTGTGCTTGCGCACAACCACTGTGATGAGGACACACTCGCGGAGACGGAGTGTACGTACGGACAGCGCCACGCTGTGCTCCGGTTTAACGAGAAGTGGGCGGAGTGGAAGCCGGAAGATTTGCGGGCTACTGTTGTCCACGAGTTGCTGCACGTTCACACTGAGCTGTTGTCTGAGTTGGTGTCCGATATCGCGCAAGGGGTGCTTAACGAACAGGCTGCTACTGTGGCTTCTACCTCTCTGTCGTACTCGTTGGAGCGTATCGTGGACCAGATCGCTGTGGCTATCGCCCCGTTCTTTCCGCTACCGGAAGATGTTGCCTAACCGGGTGCTGCCCGGACAGTAGCCAGGTATGAAACTTCTGCAATCTTGCTGGGAAATGGTGCTGCTTGCCGGGGTGTTACTTTTTGTTATCATCGGCATCAAGTGGTATGAAAACGTGTATGAGCCGCCGCTGCCTAAGCACCCTACGCTTCCTATTCGTGCATACCCGGCGTTGTGCAACTGGACGGTGTACTTTGAAACTGGGAAACATCCGATGCTTGTGGCAGCGCTTGACGAGTTTTCTGCGCTCTCCGGTCTTCCTTGGGTGGAGACAACAGAGGAGTGGCAAGCGACACTGGTGCTGCGTACCGCGTACATGTATGACGTAAACACGCTTGGGTTGGCGCACCGGGTTGAGTCTTTGCAGTATGAGGTTCACGTTTCTATCAATGAGGCGCTGCTTGATGACCCGGTGCGGGGCCAACGAGTGACGCTTCACGAGTTGATTCACGCGTTTGGTATGTTTCACAGTGAGGACGAGAAGTCGTTGATGTACGAAGTGTACGGCTCGGATCGTCATTTGACGCAAGACGACTTGCATAAACTGGGGTTGCTTGCCGGAACGTGTGGCGGTCAGAGTAGTGTGCTTCCGTGATTGAGATAACGTTTGACGCGCCGTGGGAGCCGTGGTCCATCAACATGGAGCGGACCAAGCACTGGTCTTGGCGGGCAAAACGCGCCCGCGACTATCGCCTGTGTGCAATGGTAGCTGCCCGGGAACTATCTATCGGTGTGCAGCCCCCGTCCACCGTCGAAGTTGAGTTGCCGTTCGACAAGGCCTCGAACCGCCGCGACCCGTCGAACTACCTGCCCGCTGTGAAGGCTATCGTGGACGGTTTGGTCGATGCCGGGCTGTGGGCGGACGACACCGCCGAATACGTGTCGGTGGCCGAGCCTGTGCTCAAGAAGGGCGGCCCGGTCGTGGTTCGGATCGTGGACCGTGGCGAGAGGGTGTTTACTCTATAATCCCACCAGACGCGTCAGGAAGCCCTGTGACGCGAGAAACCCCCCGTCCGGTACCTTGATACCAGGCAGGGGGTTTTCGTGGCTCTACGGGCCTTACAAAGCGTCCTCGTCGAACGGGTAGGAGCGGGTGTTGTTGACCACTGTCAGGCCCGCCCGGACCCCAGCCTCACCCAGACCACCAGAGCCAGGAAACATATCGACTACGGTATCCTCTGGTTGGACGTTCAGCAGCAACAGCACCCAGTCGTTGAAGGCATCAGGCTTGGCACCCTGCAACCCCTTCTTGCGAGCCGTCGCGCACGACAGCCAGTCCCGAACCATCGGCTTGCGCTTATGGTCCTTCCGGCCCCGATACAGAATGACTGGCTCCCACGCAAACTGCACCGTGGTCGGCCTGATCTGGTGGAACGTCTTGGTCCAGACGCACACACGAGCCTCTTCTGGGCAGTGCGGGAGCAGCCAAGTCAAGTCCTTCGGGTTGCATGAAAGCGCCCACCCGTCCGGGTAGTGCTTTGTCAGGTAGGCCACAAGGTTAATATGGGTCTGTTGGTCGTCCCAGATGAGAGCATTGTCGTGCGTCGCTGCGTACATCTTCTTGCCCATACCGTAGTAGGGCGGGTCTGCGTAGCAGAACTCCATTACCAACGTTCCAACTTCTTGTTGGCCGACTGGATGGGCAGGTGGAACGACGGGCCGTGCTCCGGGGTCACCAGGAACAGGGCCTGCTGGGGAGCCTCGTACGCGAAGTTGTTCTGGAAGGCGTACTCGTCATATCCCTTCAGCGAACCGTTGATCAGCACACCGGGGCCAGCAATGTACTGGTGGAAGTGGCCGAGCACCAGCAAGTCATACGGCTCACCGACAGCCTGCTGACGCTGACGCTTCTTCGCATCGCCACGGAGGATCGGAATAAGGATACCGCCGATGCCGCCGCCACCTTTGAACTGGTCGCCGTGGGTGGTCATAATGCGCGTCCCGTACTGGATAGTCATCGCGTCCGGGGAGAGCGGCACGTCCCAGGTAATCGTGTCAATGCCTTTAAACTCACGCTGCACCAACTTAGTAAACAGGTGGTGGAGGCTGGTCTCGACGCGACCTTTCGCCACAGGCTTACGGTAGGTGCGGTCGTGGTTGCCCGGCACCGAGACAATGTGGACCTTGCCGTAATACTCGTGCAGTAGGCGGATACCCGCAACAAACGGGTCAATCCAATAAAGCACCGACTCGAGCGGGGTAGCCTCGTTAGTCCGGGCCAGCTCTTCGTGAATGTCGCCAGAGAACGTGTCGCCAGCCAAGTGGACGACGATGCCTTCATACTTCACCCCAGCCATATAGTCGCGCGGCAAGCAGATAGCCTTCTCAAATGTGCGCTGCAAACGCTGCTCAGCGATCCGGCGGTTGTAAGCGTTCACGCCACGCACCGCCTCCTTCTTTACCACCTCATCAAGGTGAAGGTCGGAGAGCACCAAGTTTACAGTAGCAACATGCTCTTCGGCTTTACGGCCCGGTGTAAGCCACTCAGGAACTGCTGCCTGGCGGCTGTTTGCGCTGCTCAACAAATCGGACAGGTCAGCCAACTCGGTAAGTTCACGCTCCACCTCATGCAACTGGGCTTCGGTCACCTTCAGTTTACGTTCCGCGTTTTCGCGGCGGCGACGCTCATCAAGCACCTCCGAAGCCAAGTCTTCTACAACTGGTGCTTCCGGGTCTTTCGCGTCAAGCAGTTCTGATGGTACGGCGAGTATCGTTTTAGAGTGCCGCTTCCACCACGACTCGAGCGTGTTTTTAGAGATCGGGGGTTCAAGGTCTCGGCAGATAGTTGCCGGGGCTACGCCGTCGCGAAGACGTTTCACAATACTAGCAAACTGTGGGTGGGTGGGTACAACTGGTTTCATACCTGATAATAGTGCGGGGTTTTACCTTTGGCGCAACCATATCTACAACAAGTCCAAAATGGCTGCGGCAGCCCGCTCAGTAGCCGACCCCAGATACGGGTACACAAGTTCAGTTATCCGGCGGCGTTCCGGCCCCCATGTGTCATCAGTGAGCGCACGCTCTATGGCGCCAGGCAACCGCTCTGGGTGGTCAACTTGAATACCGGGGATGTGGTCCCAGAAACGCAGCCCGTGGTGGACATTGCGCCGATACCACGGGGCATTGAGCAGGATAACCGGGCGGTCGAGGGCGGCAAACTCGTAGATCGTAGACGACGTGTCGCACACATACACGGACGCTTGTGCGCACACCTCTTTGAAACTGGGGGTATACTGCCAACCCCACGCCTCATAGTCGGAGCGTACCATCGCTGTGGCGCGCGGATGGCTGTGGCCAAGCGGTGCCCAGATAGTAGGTTTTAAACGTTCCAGCTCGTCCATATAGTACGGCCACGCCGACCGGGTTTCTGGTACGACGCGGCACTCCCAATGCCAAGAGAACGCAACAACCGGGGTGCCAGACGGTTTAGGGGTGTGGACAAGTTCGTCCATTTTAGGGCAGCCAACGATCACCGATTTGATGTTTGGGTGGCTGCGCTCGTTCGCGTCAGCGACCAACTGGTTAGTGTTGCAAAACAATACCACCCGGTCGCGGTCTTTCGCTCCGGCATACCCGTCGTGGCGTACATTGTACTGAAACCCGGAGCCGTGCTCAAAGAATACTATCGGCTGGTCGCTTGTCTGAATAAGGTTTTTGTATGACGAAACAACGGTCAGCATACCAGGGACAAGTTCGCGAGGGTGGGTGCAGAACTGTCCACGGACCTCTACAGGGAGAGCGTCATAGACGGGACGAAGGTGCTCCTGATAATGCGGTTCTGTCGCAAGAAACTGTATTTGCCTCACGCCTCTATGGGCGTGTGCTGTCAGGCGAGGCGCAGGATGCGAACGTCAGCAGTGCCAGACGCGGTGCGTGCCCAAAGTTCAGCGGTGCGCGTAAAAATGCGGGCAGGCTCATCAATCGAGATAGCCTCGTATTGAGCGATCTTCACACCGTCTGCAGTTGTGCATTCGGCTTCTGACCGGGCAACGTAAATGGCGTTGCTGCTCAAGTTTTGGATAAGCCATTCAGCTCCTGCGGCTTTATCAGCAAGCAAGTTGGCGGGGGTGGTGGTTACGGTCATTGGTCTACCTCGCTACTGGGGGCCAGTCCTGACTACGGATTGTACCTGTGTCCAAGGCGGCTGGCGAACCAGGTGGTGCCGTTGTCAAAGGTGATGAACTTGAACCAGTCAAGTTCGTTGGCGTGGTTGGTGAGGGCAAGGCCACCAGTCGGCAACTCAATCATAGAGCCAAACGTCAGCGTGTATGGGCCGCTCGGTCCCTGCTTAAGCATAACGCTGATCTCCGATGAACGGTTAGCCATCTGGCCGGACACATCGTAGTTCATCTGCGCATTCATATCAGTTGGCAGGTTCAGCGTCGTATTTCCAGTGAGAGTCAAAAGGAAGTTGTTAGCGTACCCGGCTTGTACCTCGTAGGTGCCTGAGATTTCTTCCTCAACAAACGCCGACCAGTAGCCACCCCACGGGGCAGCAGTGCCAGTCCACAAGTTGTTGAACAACTGGTGTCCGCTCATCACACCAAGCGTCGGCTCAATCGGCTGCATATCGTTATACACATCGCCAGCATCAACTTTCGGGGTTACTGACTCCCAAGAACCGCCGCTTTGCGCACGGATAAGGTCGTCAAAGTTGGTGGTCGTCTTCTTCTGGAACAGGGTGTACAGCGATCCGTCGCCATTCTCGTCCCACACATACCAGTCTCCCGCTTCGTTGGTCGGGCCAGTGGCGGAGAACACAACGTTAGCCAATGCGGTACCCCAATCCCAGCCGGGGATGCCGCCATCAAACGAAGCAGGTCCATACAGGTCTTCGTTAGTAGTATCAAAGTAAAACCATCCCGACCCACCAGTAGCAGACGACGGGGCGCCAGCACCGCTCGTCAACGTCAACCAGTCAGTTGCTTCCCAAGTGCGGGGGCTTACAGTGAACTGCTCGTCCACCACCTCATCGATAGCGGCCTGCACATCAGTCGCGGCAAGTCCAGACGCAGCGTTATCAAAGCCGACCGAGCCTGCGTTAACTGGGCCACCGCCCATGCTACCACCAAGATTGTAAATGGCCATCGTATATCCTCCGAAGGTTCTGTCTGTGGGGGCTTGTCCTGACCTACCGTTTAGGTGTCGGGTATTGGGCGACAATCTCCAGCATTGCGGCCTCCAACTCGTCTATCTCCTGGTTAGGGTCAAGTTCGGCTGACCGGGCCAACGCCTTCTCGGACATAGTGCGATAATGCTGCGCGTCATCAAAGCGACGGATAGCCTCCACCCAAGCAGCAATATCATCACGATCAGCGAACGTGCCAGATTCTGCTAAACTTTCTGTCAGCCCCGGTGTAGGGTGGGCAATGGTTGGAATACCGGACGCCATCGCCTCAACCGCTACCCGGCCCCACGACTCGTAGATAGACGGCATTAGCAGCAGCCGCGTCTTCTTGTACACTTCACGGATATCAGGGGTATGCTGCACCAACTCTACGTTCTCTGGTAGCGGGTCCAGTATTTCTTGCGCACCGTAGCCGCCAACCACTCCGATAAACTTTCGGTCCGGCATGATACGTGCCAGCTGCCAGAAGGTGCGCGCCCCTTTCGGCCCGTAAAGGTTGATGAGGGTGATTGCGTCGCCGCGCGTCGTCTTGTACCGCTCCGGGTGGACCGGGGGTCGGACAACAATAGTGCGCCACTTCCAGTTGATAGCCTTACGAATCCACTCCGAGTTGGCTACCACAAGTTGTGCATCGTCCCCGGCAACCCCATGGTATTTGAGTTGGCGGTCATTGTGGATAAGGTGGACGATGGGGCGCTGCCGATGGTTTGCTTTGATGACGGCTCGCGTCTGGTCAAGGTGCGTGATAACAATATCAGCCTGGGCAACCCGATCCCAGTGCCCAGTAGTATAAATAGGCACCCCCTCCCACTCCGGAGCACTACTACTGTTCACGCCGACAGACACGTCGTGGCCGCGTTTCTTTAGCCCGAGAAGAATCTCGTGCAGCATCATTTCAGCCCCGGCGCAATGGTCCGGTGGATACAGGTGAACCCAAGCAAAAATCTTCACGACAGCACCTTCGGCAGTAGCCGGACGATCTGCGCGCCGTAGCGGTGCTCATAATGTTGCAGCCTTCCAGTCGACTCAAAGTCTTGCCGGGTCCAATGCGAAATGTGGGCTTCGGTGGGAGGCAGGTCTGGCCCGGTGTTAAAATGTTCTACCGGGGTGGCTATCACCATCCAGCCTGAAATACGGTTCAACAGGTCAAGGGCGGCCTGCTTCTCGATGTGCTCTATCACGTCGCCCATCACCACAAGATCGTAGCCAGCAAGTTCTTCCTCGGTGAAAGAACATACGTCTTGGACAAACACTTCGTCGTAAATGGCGCGCAGACGGTGCGCCTCCACGTACGGTTCCCACGCCTCCACGCCGTGAACGACGGGGGTGGGGTCAAGGTATTCGCGTAGCAGCACCCCATGTTTCCCGTACCCGCAGCCAACGTCAAGGACTTTGGACGGGTTTGGGTGGATGGTGCCAGCAAGCGTAATAGTGCGTTCGGCTACTAACAAAACTCCTGAGGGCATACCCTTACGGGCAGCCGCTGACTATTTGCTCAACATTTCAAGGATAAGTGTGGTGATGATGGTGCCCAGCCCGGTGCCACCGAGCGTCCACAGCCAGCGGGCTGCAATCGTCCCGCCTTTCACCTGGTTGCGCCAGGCAGCAATCTCTGATACTTCGCCCTCAAGGGCGGTCAGGCGGCGGTCAACCTGATCGGCATTGGTTTCAATGAGGCGGCGCAGTTCACGGACTTCGGCTACCAACTCCCCAAGCGTGCGATACAGGTTTGCGTTTTCCATAGGTTCTTCTCCAAGAAGGCTCCCGAACCGTCTACGGTTCTACCTTTGCGGGCTTGTCCTGTTGCAACTCAAAATCGAGGACGGCTTGCGGAATATTGTCGCCAGCGACGTAGCGCCAGTGCCACGGTTCACTTTGCAGTTCAGCCGAATAGCCGTAGGTTGCCGCATTTTTGATGAGCCAACGGACAAACCGATCGCTCACAGACTCGACACCGGGTTTGCCGTCGCGCTCCTCTGCAAAGTCTACGGCGAGGCCGAGACCATGGTTAGAGGTTCCGGGGACAGCCGCTGATGCAGTGCCCGGCTTTTGATACCAGGTTCGCCCGTTCCAACGTTTCGTTGGACGGCCCGGCAGCGGCTCAAGAGTGTAGCGGCTGCGGAACAGTGCCTCCTGTTGTGCGTATGTGCGATACGTTGATGTGGCCCGAACTTTGATTCCGCGTGCGCTGACATCTGCTACAAGGGCACGCATCGCTCGGGCGGCAGGCTCCACCATTTTGAACGACGAAATGCCGCACGGTTGAAGCAGTTGCTGGTCAAGTTTACCGTTGACCTGGCCTTTCAGACATGACGGCATTACAACTTTTTCAACAGGTAGTTTCATAGGTTTACGGGCGGACGCTGACAAATCAGCCCGGTCCAAGGGCGGCGGCGAGGGCGCGTATCCGGGCTTTGCTGCCCAACATTTGCTGCTGCTTGTTGTACGCTTCACGCAACGATCCTTCCGGTATGCCATTGGCACGCTCATATTCACGAATCTGATTTTCAAGGGTAAGGTTGCGGGTCCGCAACTCACCAGCATACTGCGACTCGGTGAGGGTTGCCGAAACAGTGACCGGAAGGAACGAAGTCGCCTGCGAAATCCAGTTGCCTTTGATACGGGCCTGCTGCTCTCCTTGCTGACCGAACGGCAACAGTCGGTCAATCTGCCCAAGTTGCGGCAACAAGTTGCGGAACTGGTTGATTGCAAACCCCGACGAACGAACCTCCCCGGTCTCTGGATCAACGTAGGTGTCTGGCAAGCCAGGAAGGACGCTAAACGCCCGATACACTGGTCCAGCGGCCTGCTCTTGGAACTTTGCCCCAGTGAACAAGTTGACCCCTGTGGCTGCCTCAATAGGTGCCTTAATGAACGGGCTGGCTGAGCCGAGGGCGTCGTCGCGGACACCGCCCACAGCAGCCGACAGAAGCCGGGGCAGTACCCGCATACCACCAGACACATCAAGTTTACCTTCGGCGGTGACTGGAACTTCGAAGAAGCGGTTAATGTCGGCAAGCGGCAGGTTCAAGCCAAGTGCCAACTGGTTCTCCCCGGAGGCAAACGATGAAGCAAATCCAAGTTGCTCACGCAACCATTGCGGCATGTACTCGGACATGTCGTCGTCTTTATCTTCGAACTGGGCTTTCACGTTTTCTTGCAGTTTGAGGACAGCGTTCACTTTGCCGGGGTTTGCAAGTAGGTTGCGGAACTGGAACGGTACGTTGTTTTTCGTCCAGATAAAAAACGGGCTGATAAGTTTCATGTAGCGTTGCTCGGACGGAGACAGGTCGGTGTAGTCAAACTGTGAGGCTTTGGTCAACAGCGACGCTATCTCTTCGCCTACTTCGTCTGCCCCGTGTCGGCGTACACCTGCAGAGAACGTGGAGGCGCGGAGGAACCGCTCAGAGTCTTCCGAGAAGGCCCGCATCACATACACAAGCGGGTTGTTGACCGCAACCGACGCGGTTCGCTGCACAAGTTTTCTTTCTTTGCGAACCGTTTGCACAGCCTCGCGCAAAGAAATGTCCCCAGAAAGAAGTTGACCAGCAACAGGGGTAGCTGGAACAATGTTCGCGCCGCTCACCACAGGCTGATAGCCGCGCTCCACGATCTGGCCGGGGGTCCGAACCCGGGCTGTGTTGGTGAGCGGGTCAACATCAATCGCAGCAGCAGTAAGCGTACCACCAAAAATACCTTGGTTCTCCATCGCAACGTGTGCCTGGTACATGTTATCGTAGCCCATGAACTTCCCGCTCTTCTCCATGGTTTCGCGGAACGAATCTTCAAGAAGTTTAGCGGCGTCAGTAATATCTTTAGACTCTAGGTTCTGGATATTTTTGCGGAACCGTTGCAGGGCGCCTTCGTAGGCAGCAGCGTAGCGCAATCCGTTTGTAAGGTCTACGCCGTTGGCGCCTACCAAGAAGGCGTTCCACCAACCACCAATGTTGCGGAACACGAATGACGGGCCACGCCCGAACGTTGCCATTTGTTTCCACACGCCAGTAGTAGAACGAAACGCGTCCTCGACGTAGGTGCGCTGATCATTAGTGAGGCGGTATGCACGTGTCAACGCTTCTGCTACTTGGGCTGGTGCCCACAGGTTCTCAAACTGGCGCTCAATCTGAAGCAACTCGTTGCGCCTGCCACGCACCGTACCGAGACGTTGCATCGGCTCAGCCCGGGCAACCAGGCTCAGTACCTGTGTAGCGTCCTGCCGTTTTGCCTTTAACAAGGCTTCGGTGGATTTACGCAACTCGACAACAGCATCAGTATTCCCGGCCTGTGCCGCCATACGATCTATCTGCGACTTACGCAAATCAAGGACGGTATCAAGCAGGGCTGCAAACCCGTCGGCTTGCGCATCGGCATCCATGTTGCCAAGGACCACAATGGCATCGTTGAGTTGTTTGATGTCGTTTAGGTTGGTGGTAATCTGGTCTCTGTATACCTGTAAGTCATCTTCGGACCGGGCAAGCGTCCTGTTAATGGTAGCCTCGCCTTCGGCGGCAGACAGCGCGGTTTCTTCAATGCGGCGCACCAAATCTGCTGGCGCGCCAACATCTTGGGCGCGGATCATTGCCCCGGCTGCCCGCTCAAAAGTTTCCCCAGTGGGAGCACCCGGACGGAGACGGTTGGCCTGCTTTATCAGATCGGCGAGCACCACGTTCCGCTCTTTCAAACGGTCAATGTCTTCACGGGCAATCTCAACGATACGCTTAGGGCGCAGCGCACGCTCCGTTTCGGTTTCAAGCAAAAGACCGGAACGCTTAAACAGGTTGACTGCGACCGCCTTGTGAACCTGCTTTTCCATACGGTTTACGCGGTTCGCAAAAATGGTCGGCAGGTCGGTCTCAAACAGGTTGGTGGTGGCGATACGTTCACGCCACTTTTGGATACGCGGATCGTCAGCCTTGTATTTTCCAGACGCAACAGCCTCGTCCAGGTATGTGGTCCACTCGTCTTTCTTCAACTGGTTAGACTCTTCAAGGCTGCGCCACCGCACCAGTTCACCAGACTCGTCGTACACTCCGTATGCTCGACGTGCTTTTACCCCGCCGCCGCCGCCGCGAGCAGCGGTAGTACCAAACAGTTCTTGCTCAAGTTGCCGTGCCTCTGAGGTCACATCGCGCAACGCACCCTGCACAGAGCCGACCGGGTTGAAATCGTCGCCAAGTTCTTTTGTCAAATAGTTGTGCTTTTCGTACAGGTAGTCGCGCATTGCCCGCGCAGTGTAGAACGCATCGCGCTCCAACGGGTCTGTAATAACTGCAGAAACCTCATCAATGTCTTTCGGGTTGATAAGCAGAAGGTCAGAGCCGCCTTCCTCGTCAAACTTGTTGTACCAGCGGTTTACTGCCGCCCGATACTTGTTGCCAAGTGCTTCCCCGGCCTCGTCTATTTGCTGATCGTAAGTATTAGCAACCTTGTTATGGGCGTAGATAATAGTTTTTGCTTCCGGTCCCAGTTTGCGGATAAGTTCACGTTCTTTTCTGGCAGCTGCTCGTTGTAGGCGCAGGGCCTTTTCTGTTTGAGCAGCGCGCGCCAAACCGCCACGCTCAACAATATCGGTGATACCAGGGATTGCGCCCTGTTCGGCCTTAATAAGCTGCCCAGCAACCTTAGCCGCTTTTACAAGTTCCCGGTCAGCACCAGAGGTGAGCGCCAAACCAATCGGTTTTGAACTGAGTGCCCGCAGCGGGGAAGTAAGCGTACCAAGAACCGGAGAATCTCCACCCTCGGTGAGGCGTTTGATTGTTTTTCCACTCGGGGTCGTAATACGAAATCCGCCACGTACCGCATCTGACTGCGCCTGCCATAGTGTACGGAAATCATCAATGCCTGTGGTTTCAGCCAGCTCATTGAAGTAGTTTTTTAGGGCGCGGCGGTCCCCACTACGGAACACAGCGGTGGCTTCGTCCCCAATCTGACGGCTAACAGAAGCAAACAGGTCATCAGACTGGTTTGCTAAAAGATCGTCAACATAGTCTGATACATTTTTTCCTGCAACCTCGGCCGCGTTCACAATGTCCAAGTTTCGAGAAGCAAGCCTTCGTACAGTATCGTTGCGGATTTCGTTGCGGGCTGCGACCGAAGCAAGTTTTGCGGCTGCAACCTCGGCGGCGTCATCGGCTACCGACTCTGCGGTTTCCCGGGCAAGGATTTTTGCAGCACCTGAGGCGGTGATATCAGAAATGGCTCTGATCCCAATCTTTTTAGCAACTGGGGCAATGCCAAGCGAAAGATAGGTCAATGGGTCGGTTCCTACGTCGCCGCCAAAAGCAAGTGTCGCCTTGCCAATACGCTCAAGAACGCTGTCGTTGTCGGAGTACTGCAATCCTGGCACATCGCCAAACCCAGCGATAGGCTGGTTTGGGTCAAACGGGTTTTGAAGAACAGCGCGGCGCAGGTTTGTTAGGAAACTTTGGTCGTCGTATACGTCGTTCTTGTTGATATCAATCTGTTTGTTGCTGGGCAGAATAGCATTAGCACCGCTAAACAGTGTAGATCGGGCAATGCCACCGAGGTAGTCGAGCGGGGCAAGCGCATACGACAATACACCCAGCGTTTTGCCGCCCGCTTGCCCAATGCGAGCCAGAATGCCTTGGTTGTTTTGGTAGCGTGTGAGGGCGCGGTCAAACGGCGATGCTCCTTGACTGGCGTTTTGGCGTGCGAAGGCTTCTAAAAGTGTCGCCACGGACTACCTACCTGGCCATCTAAAACCTGGGTTAGTTGATGTTGAGGAACTAGGCGTGCCGCTTGTGGTTTGGCGGGCTGGACTGGACGCACCGGGGGTGGACTTAAGATACCTGTTAGCGTAGTCGTCAAGACTGTTGATACCTTGGGTGCGCAAATCTTTCAATGTGTCCGGGCTGAGCGTATTCCACTGTTGAATCAAAAGCAACGCCTGATCGCCTGTGGCAACAAAACCTTTATCACCGAGCGTGTAGCCAATAAACTCAAGAACTGACGCATCTGGTCCTCTATTAGTACCCTTTTTTGTACGCACCCAATCAGCAAGCGTCTTCGCCTGCGGCGGGAGAGCTTGAACGGTTGGCTGCTCACCAAGGGCTTTTGCCTCATCTACGGCCAAGGCGCGCTCCTTCAAACCAAGTTCTCGCTCAGTGATACCCTTCTCATACTCGAACATTTCTTTCTTCAAGGCAGCCTCTGAAGCAGCGGCAGCCCTAGCGCGAGCAATATCCTCCGCCCGGTCGCTTCGAGAAACCGCAAACAAGCCACCGCCAAGACCAGCCTCAGCAATAGCCTGTTGTAGCGCAAGCGTACGCTCACCAGCCGCCGAGCGCAAACCTTCCTCGGCACCAAGTTGACGGTATCCAAGGTCAAGGAGTGCCGTGTCAAGACGCGCACGATCAGCCATCTCCGCAGCCGCAATGTCGCGGGCCGTCTGCGAAGTCAACGTCCCAGACCGGGCTGCAAGGTCGCGGGCAATCTGACCTTGGATAGCCATCTGCTGCTCACCAATCGAAGTACCCATCGCCGTCTCATACCCGGCAGCCGTAGCACCAAGCGCCTGAGCCAAAGCCGCTTCCCTCGGCGCGCGCTCCGCAAGCAGTGCCGCCATGTCTGCGGCTTGACCGTCAGTTGTGCCAAACTGCTGGTTCCACGCCGCAATGTTCCCGGCGGCTACATTGGTCAACATCTGCTGCTGTTGGGCAGCCTGCTGTGCAAGGGCAAGTTGGCGGTTAGAAAACTCTGCTTGACGGGCCTGAGCTGCTTGATAGTTTGCCGCCACCTGCCGGGTTGCGTCGTCGGCTTGACGGTTCAACTCACCGAGCGCAAGATCGCGGGCGTTGATAAGCGCCTGGTTGTTGGTGTTGCCGTAGGTTGCAAGAATCTGGTTCCGGATTTCATTATACTTTCCGCTTACACGGTCAAGGTCTGTTTGCAGGTTTCCGGTAGTCGTTGTAAGTATGTCTTGCAGCCCAGTTTGAAGTCCAGCATACGGGTTGGTTGCCGGAAGGGTAGAACCGCCGAGCGCAACCGTCCGGTTTTCTTGAACTTTTGTTTTTGAAATAGGCGGTGGTTTGGTCGTCGTAGTCCTAGTCGTCGTAGGCTTAGTCGTCGTTGTCTTCTTGGCTGCGGCTTCACGCTCAGCACGATCCGCAGTCATGCCAGTAGTTTGCTTTTTTGCAGCCTCACGTTCTGACCGATCAGCGGTACCTATAAAACGGTTAGTAGCCATTACACAATCCCCGGGAAGTAGTTAGAGACTTTGGTTCCAAGTGTTGTGGACAGGCGCGCCAGTTCAGCCATCCCAGCCTCCTTGCGGCGCTGCTCCTCGTCAAGTTGTTTACGCAACTGAGAAATAGTTTCAAATGCTCCTGCCTGTGTTTGAGCGAGCGCAGCGCCACGCTGCTGGGCAGCCTGGTTAAGGAACCGTCCAGAAGCGGAAGGATCAATACCCCGGCCTCGTGCAGCGGAACCCAGCAGGCCAGCGCGCCGCCCAGTTTGATAGTCGCGAAGCACTTGTGCAAGAGAAGCGCGGGTGCCGCCTTGCACGTTGGCAATGTCGCCCATTGTCATTGCGCGGCGGTTCTGGAAATCTCGTTCAAGACCAGCGCGAGCAGCGTTAATCTTTTCAATCTCTCCGGCTGCAAGGAGACGTTGCTCTTCGTAAGCGCGCCGCGCTTGTTCCGCTAACGCATTTTTTTGTGCTGTTAGTTTTGCTTCAAAGTCGGCTTGTCTTTTATCCTCTGCCTCTTTCATTTTGGCAAGATAGTCTGCAAGAGAGTCAGCGACTGAGGAGGTTGTTCCGCCTGAGGCCCACGATGCAGCCGACCCAACATTTGGAGTTGTGGAGCCGCTCGGCGTTGTGTCCAAA